CGACCGAACCCACGCACTGAGCAACCCGACATGGGACGCGGGAAAGCGCAGCACAACGTCGAGCTGATCGAGGCCGCCGCGGCGATCCTCGCGGAGATTCAGCCGGCATCGGTCCGCGCCGTCTGCTATCAACTCTTCACGCGCCAGGTCATCACGTCGATGGCGAAGAATGAAACCAACCGCGTCAGCGAGCAACTCCGAGAGGCACGCGAGCGCGAGCTCATCCCGTGGGACTGGATTGTCGATGAAACCCGGGAACCGGAAACCATCACGGCGTGGGATGACCCGGTTGCGTACTTCGAGACGGTCAAGCGCGCGTATCGCAAAAATCGATGGGCCGATCAAGTGCTCCACGCTGAGATCTGGTCGGAGAAAGGCACCGTCCGCGGCACGCTCGCCCCGGTGCTAACGGAGTACGGCGTCACGTTCCGCGTGATGCATGGGTACGGAAGCACGACGGTGCTCCACGACATCGCCGAGGCCAGCGCGCGCAGTCGCACGCCGTGGGTGGCGCTCTACGTCGGCGATTGGGATCCGTCCGGCCTGCATATGAGCGAAGTCGATCTGCCCGGTCGCCTGCGGCGCTACGGCGGCGAGGTCGCGATCGAGCGCGTGGCGCTGCAGCAGAATCACCTCTTGGTCGATCCGTCGCTGCCATCGTTCCCAGCGAAAGAGAAGAAAAGCGACGCGCGCTATCGCTGGTTCCAGACGTGGTCGCGTGAGGTCCACGCCGCCACCGGCGATCCGCGATTGAACGGGAATCGATGCTGGGAACTCGACGCGCTCAATCCGAAGGTGCTACGACGCGACGTCGAAAAGGCGATTCTGCAGCGGCTGGATGTCGCCGCGTGGAAGGCAGCCGCGATCACGGAAGAAGCCGAGCGCGACTCGATCGTCTCGATTCTGGCAACGTGGCCCGGTATTTCCGGGCAAGCCCGCGAATAGATCGACTCAATGACACCAGAGCGCCTCCATCGCGCGACCAGCGGAGCGCCTCCCTTTCCACCCGTCCCGGCGCGCAATCGCGCCTCCCAGGCCGAATCTGGGCGCCTACGGGGCGGTTTTCGCGGCCTCCTCACACGCGCCATTTCGCGGCGACGCGAGCCGACGCGAGCACCGACGCGCCGCGTCGGATCGGCCGCGTCGACGCGGTCCGGCGCGCCCTCTGCATGGGACCGGTGGAGACCACTGCGGGCCTCGGCGCGCGGCGCGATCGCCGGACGCCCGTGGCGCACGCACGCCACTCGACCGTCGACCCCCCCTGTCGAATTTCGCGAGACCGTGAGCGAGTTCGCAAAGCGGTTTCTAAGTCGCGAGACTTCTGGTCTGGACGACCCCCCTCCACGAACGACGATCTCGTGCTCGTGGGATGAGGTGTCCAGGCACGACGAGCTCCGTGCTAGTCGTCGTCGTGGTCCGACGTGCCGCGCAGGCGACGTCGGATGACTTCGGGCACCGAGACGCGCGCGGTGGACGCGGCTTTGTAGAGATCGTCGTACTGGCGAGCGGGGAGCGAGAGACAGACCTGGACCGACTCATCGCGCTCGTCGAGGCGCGGGCGATGGGGCGCACGCAGCGCACGCGGCGGCGGCATTCGGAGCGGTCCGAGTATAGCGCGTTAACGAGAAAGCCATTTGTTCAGTAGAGTTGTTAGCCGCAAAATGTCGAGGCGGAGATACGCGTCATGCCAACGCCCGCGCCGCCCCCGCTCACCGCGCCGCACAACGATCAGGAGACGCCGCGCACCATCGGGCCGCGCCGCGCCTGTCTCTGCGGTGTGGCGCTGACGCAGCCCGCACGCGGACGCCATCGCTCCAGCTGCTCAGGCCCGTGCCGGCGCCGACGCCAGAACCTGACCCGCCAGCTGCAGCGTCGGCACGCGTGGTCGCACGAATGGCAGCGCCAGGCCACGGCGGGTCTGATCCCCGCCGACACGGCGGAGATGCAGATCGCCGATATCACCGCCGACATCGTGGAGCTGCGGACATCGCTCGGCGACCTACCCGCCCCAGAGAGGACCACGCCATGACGCTTGACACCCCCCAGCGATCCGCTCATCTCCTCAGTTTCGCGCTCGAGCATCCGTGGGCGATCACCGCGGGCATGTTGGCGACCATCGCCGATCTGCTGGCGCGACACCTAACCGGGGCGCCGAGCGATCCGGCGGCGATCGCGGCGGCGCTCGTCGCGCGCAGCAACCGCGTCCCGGCGCCACAGGGCACGCCGCGCGGCGGCGGCACGATCGCCGTCATCCCGATGTTTGGCGTCGTGGCGCCGCGCATCAACTTGTTGTCGGAGGCCTCCGGCGGGACGACCTTCGAGACGCTCACCCGTCAACTGCGGGCCGCCGTCGCCGATCCCCGCGTCACGCAAATCGTGTTCGACGTCGACTCGCCGGGCGGGTCGACGGCGGGCGCCACCGAATTCGCCCGCGAGGTGCGCGACGCGGCCGCGACCAAGCCGGTCCTCGCGCACGCGCAGCACCTGATGGCGTCGGCCGCCTACTGGGCGATGAGCGGGGCCACCGAGATCATTGCATCGCCCTCCGCGCTGGTCGGCTCGATCGGCGTGTTCACGATCCACGAGGATCTGTCGCGCGCGCTCGAGCAGCTCGGCGTCAAGCGCACGATCATCGCGGCCGGCAAGTACAAGGCCGAGGGCGTCGCTGGCAGTGCGCTATCGCCGGAAGCGCGCACACACGTCCAGCAAGTGGTCGACAGTGCGTACGGGCGCTTCGTGACGGACGTCGCACGCGGCCGTCGCGTGCCGGTCGCCACCGTTCGCAGCGGGTTCGGCGAAGGGCGCACGCTCGATGCCGAGGCGGCGCAGCGGGCGGGCCTGATCTCCCGCATCGCCACGCTCGAGGAGATCCTCGGCGCGCTCGACGGCACCGCGGCGGCGGCGTCGATGGCGGCACATCGCCAGGCGCTGGCGCGCGCCCAAGTCGCGTTTCATCGGCACACCTTGGAGGCGACCGCGCGCCGGTCGCATTGACACGCGGTTCGTTGGGATGTGTTGACGGCCAGGCCGCCCCGCGCCAGGAGCCGACGACGGCGGCGTGCGTGGGCCACGCGCCAGGGGCGCGGTCGCCCGTCGATGCCTTCCGTGTTCACTCGACTGTGCCGCGGGCGCTCGCGACGGCCGCGGCACCACGGAGGACGCTATGAGTCTCGTCACGATGCCGAGCGGATCGACCGCGGTCGACCGTCTCGTCCAGCAGCAAGCGTTGGTCTACCGACAGATGGAAGCGATGGTGAAACAGGCCGAGGCGGAAAGCCGCGGCTTCACCGAGGAGGAAACGAAGCGGTACAAGGAACTCACCGACCAGCACGCGCATCTCGAGAAGCGCATCGGCCAGACGCACAGTGACGCCGAGCAGCTGCGCGCGCTCGATCGGCTGACCGGCGGCGCCGCGACGCAGGCGTATAGCACGCGATCGTCGGCCGGCACGCTCTTCGCGGAGGCGACCGGTGAGTTCTTCAAGGCCGGCGGCCACCGGCGCAGCGGCTACTGGGAGTCGCCAGCGGCGGAGGTCCCGTACAGCTCACTGTTCGCGACGACGTTGACGGAAGGTGCCGGATCGGGCGGCGCGCTCGTCGTGCCGGACTATCGCCCGGGCATCGTGCCGGGCGCGACGCGCCCGATCGTCGTGATGGACTTGTTGATGCCCGGCACGACGAACTCGAACGCCGTCGTCTACATGCAGGAGACGACGTTCACCAACGCTGCCACGCCGGTGGCGGAAGGCACGGCCAAACCCGAATCGGCCCTGGTCTTCGCGCAGGTCACGGAGCCGGTGCTGAAGATCGCGCACTGGTTGCCGGTCAGCGATGAACTGCTCGAGGACGTGCCGGCCATCAGCGCCTACATCGACGGCCGCCTGCGCCTCGGCGTCCAGCTCGCGGAGGACGATCAGCTGCTGAACGGCAACGGCACGCTGCCGAACTTCCGCGGCCTGCTGAATCGCAGCGGCTTGGCGACCACGATCGTTCAGGGCACGCCGACGGCTGGTGAATCAGTCGCCGATGCGATTCTGCGGCAGATCGCCGCCATCACGACCACGTCGTTCACCGCGCCGACTGGGATTGTGATGAACCCGGCGGACTGGGTGAGTCAGCAGATCCTGAAGTCAACGACCAACGACTACATCGGCCCGAGCCCGTTCGAAACGCCGATCACGCCGACGCTGTGGGGCCTGCCGGTCGCGCTGACGGCGGCCATCGCGGCGAAGACCGTGCTCGTCGGCGCCTTCGCGACGATGGCCCAGTTCTTCCGCAGGGGAGGCATTTCCGTCGCGGCGAGTAATAGCCACCAGGATTATTTTGTGAAGAACCTCAACAACGGGGGCACGGCATCGGAAGGTGCCTGTGCGAACTGACTCTGATTGACTTGAACCCTGCGAAGGGAACAAGGGGCAAGCGCAAGCAGCCTGAGAGACTAAGCGAGTCAGCACCCTACGGGGTGATGCGATAGTCCGCACTCACGGGAACAGGAACCGTGAGAGGCAGCAGAAATGACTGCCCGCCATCGCGCCGCGCGATGGTTCACAAGTAACAGGTAGGCGTGGCAATTCGTGCGGAACAGCGCGGAGCCTTAGCGGTGTATAGACCCGCGAGCTTCGGCAAAGTGACGCTTTTGTGATTTCTGAAGGCAGACGGACGATACCGAGCAATCGCGGTATGTGAAAGGAAAAGGGCGCGTCGCGGCCCATGAACAACCCGCGGCGCGCCTAAGAGCACGAGACGGCGACTATCCCGCCGGCCGGTGCCACGACAGAGTAGCACCTCGCCGGCCTTCCCGCTCAGTGGAGGCCAGATGTCTGACGACGATCAATCCCTCGATACTACACGCACGTTCTACCTACCTAATTTTCCACAGCCCGCACCACGGCAACCGAAACGGGGCGAGCTCCTGTTTGAGTTCGTGCGCGCATCCGATCGCGCGCCCATCTCGTGTGAGTTGCCACGGCGAGTACGGCTGGGAGGCGCAGTTCCTCGAACGCGGAGGCCTGTTCGACAGCCGGAGGATGCATTCGTCACGCGCACCCTCGCGGTGCAGTGGGCCGAGGAAGAACGGAGGGCGATGACGCGATGAGTTACTCATCGGAAAGCGTGCTGCCCGCATCGGTCACGCCCAGACACGTTGTGGAGATCATCCGGTTGATGCGTTTCAAGAAGGTCGCAAACTATCGATTGAGCAAATTGGGTCAAGTCGAAGAATGGAACTTCTTTGACGATCAGGACTACAGGTCGTGGTCTGGTGTCGAGCTCTGGCTGTACATCGACGCATCGAAGCGAGTCGTGATCGAAACTAGGACGTCAATCGGCCGCAGTTATTACGATCTGAAGCACCAAAACGACACAATTGCGCTGATCCGGCGCAGATTTGGTGGCACGTTCACTACCGACGAGGGGCGGACCCGTTACTTGCGCGTTCCGGGCCCGCCACCACCACCCGCCGCCTCGGGATGTTACCTCGCACATCACCGATTCGGCCGTCACTTGTTCAGGGCGAAGAATTACCTCGAGGCGCGGAGGTTCAAAGATACCGGACTCAGAATCGACCGTGACTCTCCGAGGTTTCTACAGGACCTCGACCCAACGGTTCTCGGTAACAACACGTTGATGCCTTATTTCGTCGCAGCGATAGAGGACTACTTCAAATCGGTCTTCGTAGCCCTGTTGCGGTACTCGAACCGGAAGTCGCAGTTGTTGCGAGCGGCCAGGCTTGGAGGCGACGACTTAGTTCGAATGTCCGAGCGACAGTTGTCGTTGGAAGAGGCGATTGCCGAGAGTGTGTCGTTTCAGCGGCTAGAGTCAATCTGTTCACGCTTCGACGAGTTGATGCCACGCCTGAATCTCGCCGCCGTCCTACAACGGCCGTATCGTAGGCGCAGAGAGACGTTGTACGACACTCTCAGGTGGATGATCACTACACGGCACGCGGTGATTCATCGCGCGACGTTGGATCTCGAATTGACTGACGAGCGCATGAACGCCCTGATATACGACCTCGCGTCACTCGTCGCTCGTGTTCAAAAGGCTGTCTGCGCTTACCACGGCTGGCCGGTGCCGCGCAGCGGTTGGCATTTGGGCCAAGAGAAACGGCGAGTCAAGAGCGTCGGATCGCTCGCTGGCATCGTTGAACAAGCGATCGCTCGTACGGAGGCGAGCGCAGAGACGCAATGATGGTGTTCAAAACTGATGACACCTGCGAACGCCGCGAGGACTGAATCGTGAGGTATTACGAGTCGCGATTCGGGGCGTTGGGGTTGCGTGGACTGGCTGTGCGGCCGCCGATGAGGGCGCAGCGGAAATCGGAACGCTGCGGATCATCGGGGCGGCGGACCGCCGTGATTTCGGCCTGTCGCCACCACGCGGGTGCGCGGGCCCTTCTACCACCGCCCCGCCCACCGCCGCGATCGCGCCCCACCGCGCGTCCTCGGCGGTTTTTCGGCCCTTCTCGGCGACCCCTTCTGCGATAATTTCTAGAGCGAAAACGGGGCGGCCGCAGGCGGGAACCTGATGGCGCGCCCCTCACCCGTCAACCGAGTCATGGTCGGTCGCGCGGGCTACCCACCAGTGTAGCGGGAGCCGCGCCGCCCGGCGCGCACGTCCAGCGTGACGTGCAGAAAGGTTCCTGACCCCATGGGCGAACTGCGACAACGCGGGAACGTGTGGTGGATTCGGTACTACCGAAATGGGCGACGCTACGAAGAGAGCGCGCGGACCAGCAAAGAGAAAGTCGCGCGCGATCTGCTGCGCCTGAAAGAAGGCGACATCGCGAAGGGTCTGCCGGTCTCGCCGGCCACCAGTCGGTATCGGTTCAATGAAGCCGCCGCGGACGTCGAGGCGGAGTACATCACGAACGGGCGGCGCTCGCTCGGTGAACTGAAGCGCCGCATCGCGCTTCACCTCCTGCCGTGGTTCGACGGCCGACGGATGACGGAGATCACCACGTCTGACGTCCTGGCATTTACCCAGGCGCGCCTCGAGGCGAAGGCGTCGCCCGCAGAGATCAACCGCGAGCTCGCGGTGCTCAAGCGCATGTTCTCACTCGGCGTGAAAGCGAACCGGCTGTTGTTCAAGCCGCACATTCCGATGCTGCAGGAGCGCAACGTGCGCACCGGCTTCTTCGATGATGCGCTGTTCGCGGCGGTGCGCGCGCAGCTGCCGCGGGCGATTCAACCGGTCGCGACGTTCGCCTACATCACGGGCTGGCGCGTGCAGAGCGAGATTCTCCCGCTCGAATGGCGCCACGTCGATCGCCTCGCCGGCCAGGTCCGCTTGGACCCCGGCACGACGAAGAACCGCGCCGGCCGCGTCTTTCCCTTCACCGAGCCGCTGCGTCTCCTGTTCGAGGACCTGTGGCGTCAACACGAGACGCTCCAGACGCGCGGGGTCATCTGTCCGTTCGTGTTCCAACGGAACGGGCGGCGCATTCACTCCTTCCGCACAGCGTGGGCGGATGCCTGCGAGGCCGCGGGCTGTCCCGGGCGCATCCCGCATGATCTGCGACGGTCCGCGGTGCGCAACATGGAGCGCGCCGGGCTCTCGCGCAGCGTGGCGATGCAACTGACCGGTCACAAAACCGAAGCGGTCTACCGCCGCTACGCGATCACCAGCGAGGCGGATTTGCGCGAGGGGATCGATCGGCTGAATGCGGCCGCGGCACGCCCCACCCCCGCTGGCAGGGACAAAAAAGGGACAATTCGGGCTCTGCGGCCGGTGCGCGGTTCCCGAACTATGCAAAAATCTTAGGGAAACCATCAGGCCGGGGTGGCGAAACTGGCAGACGCACAGGACTTAAAAACCCTTTTCCACTTTTTCCGGTAAAGCAAAAACCTCAGTGATCCGCGGAATCCCCAACGACTTCGCGGATCGCGCCCTCACACATTTCACGCAGTTCACCTAGTCTGCCCTCGCGACAGGGACAAAACAGGGACAGTGCCCGCGCTGGCCCACCGCGCTATTCGTGCGTGCGCCGCATCGCGAAGTGGCGCAGTGTGCCGCTCTGTGCTATGGTCGCAGCCACTCCGTTCGTCGTTATGGTCGCTGCCACTCCGTTCGTCGTCGATAGCTGCGCGACCTGGAGCTCCGCGCGGCACACGCTCCCCAGTAGAGGCGGGCGCAACAGCCTGCCGCCCTCGAAGCCGAACCCGAAGCCGAACCCGACGTGGGTCCGCGCGCATAGCGCGCGACCAGATGTCCGGAACGCTCGAGTAAGGAAGAGGGAGGCAGACTGTCGCCATGTCGAACCTGAAGCCACTCGCCACGCTGAACATCCGCATCTCGCAACCGCAGCGCGCGGCCCTGGAGACGCTGGCCGAGCGCGAGGCCAACACGATCACGGCTGTCGCCCGACGTCTGCTGTCGACCGCGATCTCCACCGAATTACCTAGGAACAGCGCGTCGCAAGCTTCTCGCCCGCGCCCCAAGGTGGCGGTGCGGTAATGGCGCGCCCGAGACGCCGTCAGTCCGAGACGGTCGTCGGGTCGACGACCTCCACGACGCCGTCGCCGCCACGAGGCGCGCGTCCACGCAAACCCGCCCGGGCGAACTCGGTGCTCGTATCGTTACGGCAGGGGAGCGAGGAAACCGGGATTCCGGTCAACACGATTCGCAAGCACGTCTATGCCGGCGCGCTCCCGGTCGTGAAACTCGGCGTCGCCTGGTACTTTCGCCGGCAGGACCTGCAGACGTTCGTCGATCGACAGATCCAGTACCTCGGCGCACCGAGTGCGCTGCGCGTGATCGGACGAAGTCGAGCCGGCTGACCATGGTCCAGATCTCGCGACCCACGACGACGGAGACGGCACGCGCGCCCGATTCGTTACAGACGACCGCCGCTACCGTGGCCGCCCTGTCACGCGCGCTCGCGGTGACAGACGAGGCGTTGCACCCGCTCGCGGTCGTCAGTGGCACCGCCGCGAGAGACCACCGCGACGCGGTGATCGAGGCGTTCGCCGATTTGCTGCTGCCGATCCGGCGCCCAGGCTTACAGCGCGCGGGTCAAAGAAACGGCCCGAGGCGCTGACCACGCTCTCGGGCCCCGCGGAAAGGACGAAGCCTCGTGAGTATAGCTCTACGTCACCACGAGCAGCCGCACGGCGACGATCAACAACCGGTGCGCCGATGCGAGCGCCCACGCTGATCGGCGAGCTCGCCGCGTACCTCGCGCGGCGACCGAACGTCTGGATCGACGGCCGCGAGCTCGCGCGCGTCGGCGGCGCCTACGCCTGGCGCTCTCGCATCTCCGACTTGCGCCGGTCGCCGTGGCGGATGCGCATCGACAATCGTCAACGCCACGTGACAACGGCGAGCGGCCACCTCTCTGTGATCAGCGAGTACCGCCTGGTCGTCGCCGAACAACAGCACCTGCCTCTGCCGGCGTCGCCGCCACGGAGAGACTGCCGGTGAGTCATCGAGCACGTGCGGCCGTGTACGACAGTCACCTCGAGACCCCGCTTCGTCTGCTCGCGCTCACGCTCGCCGACATTTGCCCCAACGACGAGGGGACGGAGATCTGGCCGGGGATTCCGCTGCTGATGACGAAGCTCCGGTCCAGCGCGCGCGCGGTTCACCGCGGCCTGTCCGCCCTGCTGGCGCGCCAGGTGCTGGCGCGCGATGGCTACCACGGCCGCACCCGGCGATACCGATTTAACTTCGAACGACTCGCGGCCTACCGCCCGCCGCCGCCGACGGTCCGGACGCAGCTGCGGCAGCGACGACGGACGTCGGGACCCGCGACGTCTGCCACCCACGGCAGACGTCACCCCGATGACATCTGCCACCCACGGCAGACGTCCGAGGAGTCGACATCTGCCACCTACGGCAGAAGTCCCGTCGCCTCGACCCTGTCATCGGTGGTCGGGACGTCTGCCGCTGGTGGCACAGTACTCTGCCACTCGTGGCAGGGAACTCTGCCGCCGGCGTCACTAGATCCGTTAGAACAGAACGAACAGGAGGAACCAACCGGCGCGGACGCGCCGGCGCCGTTCACCCTGACGAGCGACGACGCCCGGAGCCGTCCGGCCTTCAAGGTCTACGCCGCCATCGCCACAGTCGCGCTGAACGACGCGGTGGCCGAACGCGACGACAGCCTCAGCAACATCACGGAGGGGATGAAGCGGCGCTGCGCCGCGCAGCACATCCGCTACGACGCCGACATCGTGCGCAAGGCCATCGACGCCGCGATGTGTGCGCGCCGGCGGGCCCGAGATCAGTTCTTCGAGACGCGTCCGTCGAACAGCGGGTCACGGAGGCAGACATGCCTGATCGCACGCAGCGAGAAGCCGAGTTTGTCGAGGCAAGTGCGCAGCTGCAGGAACGATTGACAGCGGTGTTCCTCCAGGAGCCGCTCGAGCGGATGCCGCTGATTCTCCACGCGTTGGCCGAGGTGTTCTGCAAGACCGCCGCGTATCTCGATCTCGCGGACGGGCACCGCGGCATCGGCGTGCAGATGCTCGGCAAGGCGACCGATCGGTTGGCGGCCTTCACCCGCGAGCACGCCAACCGCCACCTGATCGCGGTGGACTCGACCGAACCCACGCACTGAGCAACCCGACATGGGACGCGGGAAAGCGCAGCACAACGTCGAGCTGATCGAGGCCGCCGCGGCGATCCTCGCGGAGATTCAGCCGGCATC